TTTCACACTAAGTCCGAAAATATCAAAATATAATTAATATTTCCTTTTTAGTACTTTCACACTAAGTCCGAAAATATCAAAATATAATTAATATTTTTTTAAATTCATTTTTCAACTATGTCAATCTCATTCGTTAAACTAAAAAAATCCTCAACGAATATTTCTTTTAATATATCTTCTATTCTGGAAACAAATTTAACTTCGATTTCTTTAATAAAATTCACATTAATAGAACCATCTACTTTTTCTAAATCAGAAAATGTTTCTTTTAATTTTTTAACGTATTTTTCATAATCCTCTCTGTTTTCTTCTGGTAATAAGACTTTTTTAATACCAGCTCTTTTGGCTCCTTCAACTTTTGCACCAACACCACCTATTGGATTAACATTACCACTTAAAACAATTTCTCCTGTAAGTGCAACATCATTTCGAATATGTAATCCACATAATCTCGACAATATACCACAAGTAATAGCTGCTCCAGCAGATGGACCATCCTTTGATGTTGCGCCATCAGGGCAATGAATATGTAAACTAAATGGACCCATTTCGTCCCACTCTTCTTTCATTTCTTTCTTTATTTTTTTGGGTAATAAATTCCACGCTACTGTTTTAGCACATTTCATACTTTCCTGCATTACATCTCCTTGCATTCCTGTTAACTCCAAACCAAATTTAACATTAGACGGAATTTTTTGTACTTCAACCAAAGTTATGCCACCAGTTCCAGCCATGGTGGCGTATAAACCATTTACTTTTCCAATATGTGGTTTATCGGCTTTTTTCTTATATCTAGCTTTGGCGCTATCTGTTAATAATTCATCCATAATTTCTTGTGTAATTTCATATGGAAATGTCATTTTGTAACCTCGTACTTCTCTTAAATTAAGTTCACGTAACATTTCAAATATTTTTTCTTTTAATTTTCGTACACCTGCTTCTTGTGTATAAGTTTCAATTAAATTATTAATTGTAGAATTTTCCATAAAATAATCACCTTTTTGGTATCCAATATCTTTTAATATTGTAGGTAAAATGTAATCTTTGACTATTTTTATTTTTTCGTTTTGATTTAATGCACCCATCTCAATTTCAGTTATACGATCTCTCAACACTGGATCTACATTTTGAATATAATTGTACGAAAATATAAATAAAACCTTAGAAAAATCTAATGGTATTCCAGCAAAATATCTATCGGCAAAATCTTTATTTTGTGACGGATCAATTAAATGAGTTAATATGCCGACAATTTCTTTACCATGTTCAGTTTTACTAATTTTATCTAATTCGTCAATATAAACAACAGGATTCATACACTTAGCATCCATTAACATATCTACTAACCTACCCCATTGTGAACCCACATATGTAAAACTGTGTCCTTCGAGAATCGATCCACTTGAAGACCCGCCCAAAGTTAAAAATTCAAATGGTCGTTGATTACCATCGTCATCAACAAGACATTTTGCTAACCCTTCTCTAGCCAATGTAGTTTTACCTGTTCCAGGTGGACCATATAAACCCAATACAGACCCATCCATCTTACCATTCATCCATTGGGCAATTAATTGTTCCATTTGAATCTTTGCCTTTTTATGTCCATATACACTATTATCTAATATTTTTTTAGTGTTTTCGAGATAGGCAACTTGTCTAACTTTATAGTCTAACCATTTTTCCACTAATCCATTCATTTGAACATATATTTTTGATACTATGGTTTGATCTAATTCATTTTTAACTATTTGTAGTTTTTCTTTCATATATTTAATAAATTTACCAATTGATGTACTGGTATTTGGATTTACTTTTTTGAAATATTGTAGTATATTTACACCCTCGGAAATTTAAAATGGTCCTTTAATTCCTTATTTGACCGTTTTATCTTTCCGAGGTTTGACCGTTTCTGGCCGTGTAAATTTTGGTTGTGTGATGGCGACATACAAACTTTGTCTAATATAGAACCCTTTGAGTTTGAACCAACACTGACAAATTTATCTATAAATTTCTTTGAAATTTTAGACAAAGATTTCTTATTGAAATCGGACCTACTCAAATAAATAGGTCTTTTCTTTTGTTCGATAGCTGTTTTAGCTAACTTATATATGTTTATAGATGAATTCTCATCTCTGTTCCATAGCTTATTGCAAGTCTTACACTTGAGAAGCCCATGACAGAGAAGAGTATCATCTTTCCAAGGTCGAGGATTATTTATTACTCTAAATTTTTCACAAATATTAGTACAATTATGGCACCTGCAACTTGTTCTAAATTCATCCACTAAATAAACCCCATATCCATTTTTCCTTAATAATTTCCTGAATCCTAATCCTTTGACAGGTTCTTTGTATTTCATATGTTTCTTTTGATCGAAATCTCCTATTGCTATTATAGTATTTACAGGCTTCCCAAATATCTTAGAAAATCTAGAAAGCATTTTCTGTTCACTTTTTAACCTATTTGTATATCCATGAAGTTTTAGTTTTCTGAATAACTCTTGCTCATAAAAAGGAAATAACTTTTTGTTCATTTTATCCTTTTCTTTAATATATTTCTTGTATTCTTTAAGATCCAAACTTTTTCTATTGAGTTTTGATAGTAAGGTTTCCCATTCAATTATAGTTTTTCCATAAATCTTTTTTGTTTTCAATTCTTCAAGTATTTTGCTATATTTTTTCTGTTTAGTTTCTTTCTTTCTTTGATTTTGTGTATATCTAAAAAAGTTTCTGTCTTTTCCTTCTCCATCTACACAATATAATAAATCGCTTAAATTTGGATCTATTGCTACTATTTTTTTATCTTTCAAGGAAGAATAATCATCCAATTCGTCTATATATTTTTCTTTATTAATTTTTACCTTGGGCTTAAATTTTCGCCCTTCCAGATCTTTTCTTACTAATAAAATACTGCAACTTATCCCATCTGTTTCTATCATTTTATTAAAAGTATAATTCTTTTTATGAAAACATTTTCTTTCAATACGAAAGAAAAATTCCCATATTTTATCTTCAAAGCGCTTAAGGTTTCCTTTTGTTAAAAAAGAACTTTTTGTACCTTGTTCTTTTCTTAATAATAAATGAACTAGAGTTGTAGTATCTATTCTAATATGTTTAGGGATAAGTTCAGTCCGTAAAGGAAATACATTTTTTGTAGTTTCTCCTTCTTTTTCTATCTCCTGAGTCATGTAAATCATAGGCAAAAAGTAAGCTTGGGGATCACATTTAAGGTCATAATAGATGCCTTTTTTATTTATTTCTTTAATGGGGATTACCTTCTTTTTCTCTTTTGTTATCCATTTATGGTAACTTTTGTCAGATTTATATTTTTCGGAAACTTCAAGTAAATCATTTTTAATTTTTCTCAGCTGACTACATAATTTATTTATCCTTTCTTTTTTCTTATCTTTTGACATTTTTGAATTTCGAATTTTTTTGATCAGATATTTCTTTTTCCATTTTACATTTACGAATCTTTCTACATATTCTACAAAATGTTGTTTAATGTTATTCTCATACATCGTAACAATGTCTACAGTTAAATAATCAAGAACAGTATTGAGATGCTTGTAGTCGAAATCTTTAGAAACTAAAAGTGGAGAATATTCAGAATCATAACAAGTTTTCATAATTCCTTTTAATCCTTTAACACTATCGCTTGCTGGCCTTCCTACAGAATGCTCTTTGCATACTGTTTTCATAGCAGTATTTACAAAAACTTTATCTATTTTTGGAATATCTTTATTTTCTTTTATGCAAGTTAAAATGTAGAGCTTTATGAACATGAGAGTATTTATGACTATTTTATTTGCTCTAATAACAGCATCAGATATCTTGTTTTTGTTGATATCCTTATGTTTTAGTACATAATTAAGAGGTACTTTTATACATTTCATTTGATCAGGAGGTTTTTCTTTTACCATATAATTTTATATATAATAAAATTATATTTTAATTTCAGGAAATAAACGCAATTCGTGAATTTCTATACTATTTTTTCATAAAAACATATTTTTTAGTTCTAATTATTTCACCATCTTTTTTATATCTGTGGTCACAACTCATTATTTTGAATCTGGTTTTTGTTATACTTTTTATTATAGAAAGATAAGGTCGTTTTGCTTTGTCTGGCTTTGTTGCCCCATATATAAGGGTAAAACTAAAATATTTTCTTATATCTGGGATGAGTTCCATTATTTTTTTTTGCTTATTTTTATCTTGATCTATCTCATGTAAAATAATACAACCATCCTTATCAAGCTTTAATATATCTATTATTTTATCAAGTATTTCATTTTGTTCTTTTTTATAAAGCTCATTTTTGAGCCTCATTATTATTCTTTGTTACAATTTATATTTTTATATTGATTGTGTAAAAATCGACCATTTTAAATTTCCGTTGGTGTAAATGGTATTCGCAATAAATAAAATTATCAATCTTTTCTTCTCAAATGAGGAGGAACATACGATGATTTATCTGGAGTTTTATGTTCATTCTCTGGTTTAGGATTTCTATGTAATCTATCAAATGGATTTTCCGTTTCTCTATTACCATATGAGGATCTGTCTTGTCTCCTAGTATCATACGATGGTATATCTTGTCTCCTAGTATCATACGATGGTCTATCTTGTCTCCTAGTATCATAAGATGGTCTATCTTGTCTCCTAGTATCATAAGATGGTCTGTCTTGTCTTCTAGTATCATAATATGGTCTGTCTTGTCTCCTAGTATCATAATATGGTCTATCTTGACTTCTATTGTAGTCAGATGGTCTTCCTTTATAAACCATATCTCTACTTTTATCGTTATGAATTTGTCTTGATGGGAAATTGGTATTACTATTTTTTTTATCTTTTACATCTGGTACTTTTGATTTCCTCCAAACATCAACTCGTTTTTTATCTTGACTATTTTTCATTTGTTGAAATGAGTTTGACGATCTAGATTTTTGCACAAACCCTCTTCTGTTTTTTGATGATTGATAACTTTTTTGCAAAGGTTCAAATGATCCATGTGAAGACGGTTTAGTTATTTTGACTCTTTCGAGTGCTTCTTTCTCAGCAAATCTTTCCAAATCAACACTCATTTTATTATGTTCCCACAAACAAGATCTCAACTCTTTTTGAAGGTTTATTGCTTCAATAGAAACTGAATCTTCATCAACTACAAAATTATCTCTAATTCTTTTTTCCAATTTTTCACATGTTAAATGAACCTGAGCTCTCCACGACTTACCAACTCTGCCAGTTCTTCCCATAAGTTGATATATTGTTGATATTGAATGATTTTCTGCCAAGTCACTTCCTATTATTACATGACAAAATGGCAAATCTGCGCCATAACAAATTGAATCATTAGAAACAACAAATGCTAAACTACCACTTATAGCTAACTCCAAAACCAAATTTGTATATCCTGATTTTAAGAAATCTTCATTATCTGGATTATATACACCTATACCTGCATATAACAAAGTAATAAATTCATCTGGTATATTTAGATCAGTTGGAATACTTTCAAGAATTAAAGGGGATTTTGATTGCATAGTTTTTCGTTGTTCCGGTATATATTTTTTGATATGATCGAATGTATTTATTTGTAAATAAGACGGGAAATTAAGTGTAGGTGTACACATTGTGTCTTCTTCTTTTGACCGATCATCATCATTTTTAATTCGACTTTTCATTTTTTCAATAGCTGCTTCATATCGACTGAGATTCTTTTTGTATATTCCAATAATTTTTTGTATTGATTCCACTTCGTCTAATATATCTTTGCCTATTTCAACAGCAACTTTTTCAGGTTCATTTACTGCTATTAAACAACCACCAAAACATTTATGTGCATCAGTTGTTGCTATTTTTTTCAAATTGATTGGTTCATTTCTACCAAATGTATTTTTTAGTAATTTCATATGTTCTGGATTACCAATTAATTTGTTAAGTAAAACTAGAATTATATCTCGAATACCATTTTGATTTAAATTGTTCGGATTCGAAAAATATTCTTGCAATGAAGGTAAATCTATATCATCAACTTTGTTAAATATATTCCATAACGAGAACAATATCGGAGCAGATAATAACCTACCTAAAAACGGGTTTGAATCTATTGTTGATAATACATTTTTATAAATTTCTTCGGATTTACAGTTATCATATGGAAGAATTTGATTTCCATCCATTCCTATCAAATCGCAACCAATTTTTGTTTCTCTTGATAAAATAGTTTTAGTAACAACATCAGGGTATTTGTCCTTAAAATGAGTTACTAGATGTTCAAATTCTTTTTCTGACGGTAAAGTCGCTGAAGACAATATAGTAACTTTAGGAGCTTTTACCAAAATTTGTGATACAATTCTTGTCACACCATGATCTTCTTGATCAGCACAAACAGTAGGTTCATCCAAAAATAAAACATAATCTTGGCTTTCTGATAACATCATATGCGTTGATTTCAAATCAGCAATAACTAATAACCTGTCTTCGTTTTTTCGACAAGAGTAATGATTTACAATATTTAGTCTTCCTTGGTCGGTTGTTGTACCAATACCAAATTTGAATCCGGCATTATATGCTAATTTGCCAACTTGATGTCTGACAGGTTCAATACTACAACAAAAGATTATTTGTGTTTTTACTTTATTTGTTTTTCTTTGTTGATTTATCCAAGCACATATTGGCAATATAGATGATGTTTTACCTGTACCAATCATAGCTTTATAAAATACTAAAATATCGGAATTCGATGTTAAATATTCCATTAACAGTTTTTGCGATCTATATGGTTGAATTGTTAGTGTAGGGAAAATATCATCATATTCTGTAAAATATACAGATTGAGGGAATTTTTCGAACAAAATCTCGTATGTAAATCCAAACATTTTCTTTAAACATTCTATTCTATCTGAAAAATCTGTTTTAACTATTTCGGATATATTGGAATATTGTTTTGCAATATGTAAAATTTTTTGCATACCCTGAATAAGATCAAATCTTTCTTGGTTAGTTTTTTTCTTTTTAGATTCAAATAATTTACTATATAACAACATAGTTGCTAATCTTATTTCAATATAATTTGATGCAAATCCATAAGATGGATTACCAGTTTTAAAAATGATATCTACTATCTCCTGAAAACTTTCACTTATTTTTCTCTTTTTGTTTTCCATTATTATCAATTCTGCTTTTTTGAGTTTTTTCTGTTTAATTTTTTTAGATTTTTTATTTTTAGATTTTTTATCTTCTTTTTCTGGTTCTGGTAATATATTTACTACTTCTCTATCTAAAAGAACCGAACGAATAATATCTAAATATATTTGATCACCACAATATCCAAGATTGTTATCGGTGTTTCGTTTTTTATCCTGTTGTACAATTAATGATAACAGAGCATCAATTACCAATTTATCACGAGGTGACGCATTTTGTTCTATTGATTTCCATTGCGACGCTGTTAATTTTTCTTGTGAAATTAAACCCTTTGATGTTTTACTATTATCATGTTCTTTAACTGGGCTTACTTCTATTTTAGATATGTCGGGGTTATCATAATCTTCCATTTTATTGAATATATTCTAATATATAGTAGTATTTAAGTCAAAATCTTTCAATTTTTAATTAACAATAAAATTGAAACATAATCGTGTTAAATATGCCATTATTTTATCTATCCACATATTAAAGATCATTATGTCTTTAAATTATCCTTTCAACTTATATAAGTGCGGTTTAGGACAAACATATATCGATACAGAAGAATACAAACATGAAGCGATTCGACTATCTGACTATTTAGAAGCAGATAGACCCACTTCAAAAATAGTTCACTTTATGGCTATTGGTGCAGCAATGGAAGAATATTTTAATCATTGTTCTTCTGAAGATGAACCAGAATCAAAACAGTACCGACAACTATTTCCATACTTTTTGGAAAACTATTTGGATGACAATCCTGGAAACACAGTCAAAATAACAATTATCTCTCCAAATTCAGAGTTTCGTGATCCAGATTATGTCCCATTTTTTGTAAAACGAACATCTGACAAATATAGATGGGAACAAACAAATATGAGAGAATTTACAAGTATGACACATAATGTCAGAATAAATTTATTCTACTGTCCTTTCCCAAAATATGACAGTAAAGAAACCGAAAAGATGAGTAAATTTCTTAAAGATCCATCTGTTTCCAAATCGGCTAAACAATTTTTGCCAAATGAAGCAGATAAAATGTTTACAGAACGGTTTGATCAAATATTTTCTGAGTTTGCAGATAGAATCAGTATATATGGAGGAGTATTAATAGCGATTTCGTATGCTGTCTTTTTGGTTGGAACTATATTTGAATCAAAATACAGAAATTATGCTTTAATCCGTAATATCACAAAACATTTTGACAAAAAGGATATATCGAGTCGTGTGCTTTGTGAATGGTCATATAGACCAACAAATTATATGGTTATTCCGTTCCATTCTTCAGAATCGGAATTCATTATCAATTATAATGACCCTGTGGAATGTAAAGCAGGTACACAATTGATAATTCATGATATTGGTGATAAATTAGCTCTTCGCTATGTACCTTCAAAGATTGTTATTTCATCCAAAATCAGTAAAGCACGGGATATAACAATAAACTTTTTTGAAGAAAAATTCACATTTGAAATAGGGAGAACAACTTCAAAAACTGATTCCTTATTTGAAAGTATCATTAAATCATTAGACGTTGCATCGTTAACACCGACTGAATTACGAATAAAATGTGCACATGAACTCAAGGATGTTATTTCATATGATATTCTAAAAGATTACTTTGATATTTACAGAAAAGTATCAGACAAAATAGAACAACGTGATCTATTTGAATTTTATCAGAAAATCATGTCAGTTTGTGAAGACGAAGCTCCATTAAATCTAGATAATCTTGGATTACCGTATTCAATTACACATGGTGGTTATCCAGACATTCTATTTTGTTCTCTATATTTTCGAGCAATAGTTGTAGTTATAGATCCTATCACAAAAGAATTGAACTTCTTGGTACATCCTGGGGCAGAACCTGTGCAATTAATATTCTTATGGAAATATGGAGACATATATCGACCAGCAACGTTGTCACCAGAAAAATCTCATTTACTTAAAATGCATCTATTGGGTCAATAAGATCATATTTATTTATTAATTTAAATTATTTGATTATTGAAAAAATAAACAAATAATAAATAAATATTATTCAATCTTAGAACAACGTTTAAACTGGAACAAGACACTTGTCCTCGCGACGAACCTCAAGATTCTCCGGTACAGACCGATGCATATGAGGACAGTCGCTATAGCAATGACCACATCGGTCACCCTTCTCAACAAATTCTGCGCAAAAGCCACTCTTAGGGTCAGTACGCCATCCATCGGGACAACTGTACCTCCAATGCTTGCCGACTGAATGACATGTGCGACATTCATAGTCAACAGGAACAGAGTGATCAAATCGACAGTCTGGATTCTTGCAAGCACCGGTATCAGCAAACTTGCAACGAAGGGAAGCAGGATCTGGCTTCACAGTCTTTTCGCGAAGCTTCTCGTACTGTTCAATCGTCATGTGGACCTTTCGACAACGCTCGCCAAATCGGCAACCACGTCCTCGACCCATTAGCATATCCATGTGAAACATGCACGGAAGTTTGTGTTCGTACTTGCACAGTTCGCCACGACCGCTGAACTTACACTTTCCGAAAATGTTGAATGCGCATAGTGGCTTTACATCACCATGATCATGAGCAGGATCTCGAAGAAAATCGAAACGAGCTGGTACATCGCGTTCCCTCACTACAACGCGAGACCGCGATGTAGTAAAACGAGAATGTGGGGCTACATAACGGGCACGAGTTTGCATTGGCGCTGGTACACTTTCGGCGATAGCGTATTGTACACGCCCAACATCGGCGGCTGTTCCAGCCGTTCGAGTTGCATACATTACAGAAGACATTTTGTTATTTTCTGTTATTTCTCTATATTCAGAGAGTTCAATTGCTATTTTGTATATAGCTAATGCAATGCATTCAAATTTCAATTTTTTTATTATCGATTTGTATATCCTTGAATATATCCAGTATACTATTATCCAGTAACCACTTTCCTAGATATATATGAATATACTTGTTTTCCAATACTATATTGTCCCATTCATTATTTATAATCTTAATGCCCAATCTTCTGTAATCACCAGTTGAATATTTACCTTTTTTGGTATATTCTAAAAATTTACAGTATTTGTAATTTGCTTCAAATTGTATATTACGAAGATTAATCGTATCTTCGTGCAACATATCATATTTAAAATCATTTATTACTATATTAAGACCAAATTTATCCATATGTATTGAAAAATGCAAATATCCATCTTGGCCGTTTAAATTATAACAATAAATTTCAGAGTTAAAAGACTCCGTTCTTGTTCTTGTCCTTAACTTAATTTTTGTTTCTTTTTCTATAATTTCATTATCATTTATATCTATCATAATAACTGATATAATTGGAACTAATAATATTAATTGTGGTTGTTATTTGTCATGCTATTTATATTGAAAATATAAACGATTTATATGTATAAATAAATTAAGTGGTTGATAATGTAGAAAGAACTTTTTCGATTGATATAGTTTCGCTGTGTTCTTTTTTATGTAACATATTTCTTTTACTTACTTCTCCTATTTGTTTGCGTATTTGTTTAACTTCATCACTTTTATTATCGTATTTTTTCATTTGCTTATAAAATTTACCGTAATCATCTTTAATTTGTTTACATGTTTTACAAGTTTCTTCTTCGTATAAAAAAGCCAATTTATTATCAATCAATTTTCTAAATCTTTCTGGTATTAACTTTTTAGCTTTTTTAGGAAAAACTAATACGTTATACATATCAATATTTAATGGTTTAATATCGGAAATGGGGCATTGTATATCAGTCTTCGGATTTAACATTAAATAATATGCAATATCGCCAGGATTTGGAGCAGATTTATGTTTATATATATAATCTATCATTGGACAATTACCAGTCATATACATTTTTAGTGTCCAAGTTAACCCTTTTAAATAATCAGTAACAATATTACTATTACACAATTCGTTAAAATTCACTTTTCTAAACCTAGTGTTTAAACTATTAAACACCTCAAACATAAATTGCATTAAAATATCTTCACGTATACTTCCATTTGTGATCAAATGAGTATTCTTTTTCTTAATAAAATTTTTATAAATATCAAATAAAGATTCAAATTTGACAAATTGTAATTTAGGCAAGTAATCGTTTCCCATCATCGTAGATAACAAACAAAAATCTGATGGTATATATTTATGTAAATGTTCTGGAACACCTTTACTAAAATTATCCATTAATCTATCTATCGAAACTATCATTTCAGGATGAACATATACATCAATATCTGGTATGTTTAAAGATGTAGCCATAGAAATTAAATCGGCATCTTTACATATAATAAGATGGGTACCTGATCTATTTTTTAATACTTTTGAACATATTTTTATATCACCTTCTCCTGGAATCGATGCTGAAGACAAATAAAATTTTAAATTTGGATGTTTAACTTTTTGTTCTTTTAAATATCCTTTAAGGTGATGTGTGATTTTTATCATTAATTCTGTGCCTGGTGTTAAATGTAGAAAATTAAGTTGATTAACTTCTTCTTCTGATATACCCTGACGCCTTTTTTTTTGAACAACTACTTTTGCGTATGGTGGGGCTCCATCCAACACAAATGTTACAGACTTGTTAAAAGTAATTTTTTTAAATACCCAATTTAAAGTCGAAGATAATCTTAATAGAAATGCATCTGTATTTTGACATTTATATATCGAATAATGAAGAAAATAGTTAATATCAAAATAGCCATGATCATACTCAGTCTCTATTTTTGGAGACATTATAGCATCCGAATAATTCTCTTTAATCCATGAAAAAAAATTATGTATTCCCATATTTTTATTTAATTATTACGATATACAATCGATATAATATTCATATTATATCAATTTTTTATTCAATAAAAAAATCTATAAATCACTATCTACTTCCGACGACTAAGAGTCTTCTTTACGAGAGACTTGGCTCGAATCTTCTTTGTGAGAAACTTGGATCGAATCTTCTTTGTGAGAGACTTTGCACGAGTATCTGCACGTTCGCGCTTCGTACCATCTGGGACCCATCCATGACCCCCGTGACTCTGCCCTGGAATGTACGGAGAACACGAACCCACAGAGCAATAAAACCAGAAAGATTTTTATTTAAAAAAAGATTAAAAAATAAAATTAGAATGAGATCAAAAATGAGAAAATGGTGGGATAAAAATGTAAAAGAAATAGTTCACGATTG